CCCTCGGTCGTGGCTGTCGGCGCTCCTGAGCCTGTTGCAAGTGGATAACCGTAGTCCTTTCCGGCGACTGCCGCAGAGATATTCCCGTTCCCGTCGCCCAGCAGCAGACCCTTGACCATGATCTTGTCCTGCTTGGTCTTTACCGCCTCAGTGATGGCAGCGGACATATCGCTCTGTGTGACGCAGGCGCTGGTGTCGACCGTCACCGTCCATGTGCCGGTATTCGAGCAGGAGATCAGCGCGTAAAAGGTGTAGACGAAATCCGGCGATTCTGTCTTGCTGGGAATGGGAACGCCCTGCTCCAGCTGGAACAAGGCGATCATGGCGGACGCTCCTCCGTCCACGCTGGCAGATACGCGGAACTGATTCAGCGTATAGGCCGTATTCGGCGCAGCGATGCGGAGCTTCAGGCGAATGCCGGAAGATACTCTCTCGCCGCCCAGCAGGCTCGCGGTCTGCTTTTCATTGACGAGAGCGGTCTGTGCCATCATTGCCGCCGCCGCGACGGTGCCCTGCCCCGCAGCCGCGCTGTCGAAGTTCAGGGTCTTTTCATTCACCCACTCATTGAGCAGGCTGTTGCCGGCGTTGGTGATGACGCCGTTCCATGTTGCCATAGTAAAACACCTCCGTGTCAGTATCGAATGGCGGCCGCGCTGTCGACCAGCTCGCAGCCGATGCAGGCCGCGCCGAAATACTCTGTTGC